AATCTATTAGTAGTAAATAAACTATCATAAAAATCTCCTCTTCTAGTTACAATAGTTTTCTGTTTTATATCATACGATTGTTGAACATTTTTAACACCATACTTTTTAAACACACTATTTTCTTTAACATCTTGCTTTCTTAAAAAATAATCAACTCCGTGATTTTTTAAACATGTATCTTTTTTCTTATCTTTTATACTATCAACTTTAGAAATATTATCTACTCCGTATTTAAATAATACCGAATCAATAGATTTTTGTTTTACTGTCGCTGATTGAATACCATACTCTGTTCCATATTTAGTTAGATTTGATTGTTTTATTTTAGCTATAGTGTCTGGATTGAGTTGAGCACATTTGCAACAACATGTATCTGCATAACCAACTGTAAAAGTTTTAAATTTAGTAATATTAGTACAATTAGGATTTTTACATTTAAAAGTGGTTAATATGTTGTTATATAAATGCCAGATTCGTTGCGATAGAGTAGGATTTATAGTGTTTAAAAAATTAGTAGAATCTAATATCAACATATATTCTTTGGAATAACTATTCCTTTCAAACCACAATTGATTGCATTTCTTAGAACATAATTTACTATTAACCGTCATTAAATTTTTTGTTATCCAATCTTTCATATATTTGCCTTTGATTTTGATTATAATTATATATCAAGGCAAATAAAAACACAATATAATAAAATATATTGTGTTTTTATATTAACTTAAATTGGTTAACAAATCTCTAATAATAGTTTCGGTTTTTTCCCATTTATTTGTGATGGGATTTCTAACAACTCCTTCTTGCAAAGGTGCCTGACCATCGGGATATAAAAATGCATCTTGAACACTTGGATTACTAACAAAATCGAAGCATATTAAATCAAAATCATCTTGCACTTCATCGGCACTTTCTCTGACATTTTTCTTTACACTTCCCATGCCTCTTGAACTAATTCCTAATTTAATACCTGATTTAAATAATTCTTTTAATATGTTTCCGCTTGGAGTAGTTAACACTTCAATAGTTCCAACCAAATCATCACCATCCCAATGCATTTCAACTATGTTATGACTTACATTGGCAAGGTTTACTACTTGACTTTCGGGGTGATCTAATTCTCCTAAAGCTCTACGTTCTTTAACAAAATGATCTTGGTATTTTTTAGCTTCTCTTTCAAGAATAGGACGAGGATAGACTCTTCCATTTTGATTTTTTGCATTTGCTCTTTGCAATACGCCTTTTACAATAAATGGACCGCCTTTAGCAGCGGCTTCATTAATTAAATCTCTTGATATGTCGAACGATATATAATCCACTAATAATGCTTTATTCATATTTCAAATTCCTTGTGTTGCTGTATTGGGAGCAGCTTGCGGAGGGGCTACCGTTTTTTTGGGAACTGGAGATGCAACTTTATTTTGTTTTTTACCTTTCAAATCCGCTGGTCCTAATATTTTAATAGTCATTCCTGTTTCCAAGAAGTATTCTTTGTCCTTTTCATCTTTTAATATTACAACATATCGTTCATAATAAAAATCGATACTTACACCTGTAACATTTATGGTATAATCTTTTTTAGGTTGACCATATCCTTTAGATGCTCTTATTGTAACTTTTTTACCTCCAACTTTTTCCATCAACTTAACTTGGAAATTATTCTTTGCAGTTTCTGTGGATTGTGCTATGGTTTTTTCAAAATCAGTAAAATCAAAACTTGGTGTATATTCACCTGAGCTTCCTTGACTTGCAGGAAGAACAGATGGGGCAGAACCGACTTGTGAAGGAGCCGTGGAAGATTGTACAGGAGCCGCTTGTGCATCCGCTTCGTTTAATAATGATTTTAATTTAATCATATCAATTAATTATTTTTTTCATCTATTACTTTTCCACCTTGAAAAGTTTTTGATGCAAGTTCATGTCCCCTTTTGCTTACATGCCCTGTTTTGCCTAGTTTTATTCCCTTACCGGGAAGAGCATGTGCAGGAACATCATAATTTTTGTTATACTTTCCACGATATTTTTTAGTACCCCCACCAGCAGCAAATGCATCAGGAACATTAAATGCCATACCGCCGATAGCACCTCCACCAGCATTACCACCACCAACTCCACTAATTTCTTTTATAGACTCATCATCAAGTTCTTTCATAACTTGTTTTACTATATCTTTAATAGCAGCTTTTAGCTCACCTATTACCAAACGTTTCCCAGTTTTAGGATATATTAAATGCCCCTTTTTATTCATTACCAGATTACCATGCCCACCTACATTAGAATCAATAGGTTTTTTATCTGTACATTTGCATTTTTTACCTTCACATTTACATTTCATATAATTTGAGCTTTTACTTCTTTTAATAGTTCATATCCCAATAAAATAGCCATGATGTGATTATCTTTCACGCCTTTAACGATTTTTATTTTATCAAATTGTTTTATGGATTCATTTATCTTGATCTTAACAACTTCATTATCAATTTTTGATTTATATTCACTTAATTGAACTTTAATTTTATCAAATTCTTTTAATACAATATTATTTAAATCATTAGTATTTGAAATGTTATTAATATATTCTCTTAAAATATTTTTTTGATTATCATCTAAGTTTTTATATTTTTCGTTCATTGAATCTACCAAAATCTTATAACTTAAAATTCTAATATCTTCATTTTGTTGTTTGTAGAAATTGACCAAACTATCTTCATCTTTTTGTTTGGTTTCTTTTGTAGTTTCGCATAAATAATTATTGATACAATTTCTAGATTGAACTACTTCATTTATATCAAATTTATCTTTTTTGTTGGTGGCATCTTCGAATAATTTATAAATGGACGCATGTACTTTATAATTTTTAATTGGGGATTTTAAAAAATCTTCGATGGGATATGCATCATTGATTTCTTTTATTAAATTGTATTTTTCTTCAGTTAATTTTTTATTGTTTATTCTTGTACGTTTTGTTAGAGCAATATTTATGTATGTATCAGCATGAGATTCGCTTTTTGCCTTTTCATTTAAAAGGAAATGATATAATTGCCATTCTTTTCCAAGTTCTTTGCTTTCAGAAAAATATTTAAATAGTATATTTTTCGCAGGGGATTCGTTTTTATTGGCTATAATGTCGGCAGTAATCTGTTTGGTTAATAATTCAAATAGAATACCAGTGTTTCTAAATTTCGAATGCTTTTGCTTGCTCATATTTTATTTATAAATAAATATATAAAATTTCTAGTAAAATATTATATTTTATTATATTTGTGTTAATATTTATCATTTATGTTAGATTCATCCAAAAAGGATAAGTTTGACCCCGTTTTATTGATTTTCTCGTTTAATAGGTCTTTTTTGTCCTTTTCTACTGAATTTAAAAATACATTTAATTTTTCAAGATCTACAGATTTGGGTGTTTTTTTATCGGAGTTTGTAGATTCTAATGTATTTATACGGGTACTAAAAGACAATTTTCCAATATGATCTTCTCCAAAAGGATAGTCACTAGCCTTTTTTTTACCAGCTTGAGAAGGTCTTTTTAACTTTTCTGCAACTACACCAGCTTCAGGTTTTGCTTCTCCACCACCCGCAGGAGGAGTCTCAGGAGCAGCTTCTTTACCAGCCTCACCACCCGCTTCACCACCCGCTTCACCACCCGCTTCTCCGCCTTCCCCGCCAGCAGCTTTTATTTTAGTAAATGGTTTGGCAGGATCTGTACCCTCTTCTTCAATTTGTTTAAATCTGTATACTTGCTTACTATCACTTATAATATCACCGCTTACTTCATTGATATCATCACTTGATAAATGGAATATATTATCATAAATCCATTTTTTACTAAACAATTTTTGCTCCATCATGTCTTTTGCTACACCAACTTTTTCACCCCATGCACTAATCTTTTCTTTTTCAAATACGACAGATGGATTGGTCAATTCTAATGTAAAGTCAACCAATGAAGCATCTTTAAATCCTTGAGCATATAAATGAACAATTGCCATTTTTTGTAATTCACTAACCAATATTCTTTGAATTCTTAATATGGTTTTGGCAAATCGCACATCTTCTTGAGCCAAAGTCGCTTTACCACTAAGATCTTCATCATATGTCAAAAACGCTTTGGGTATTTTCAACGCTGCCATCATTTTATTTCTAAGATATTCGATGTCATCAATGCCTGTAAATTCCATTCCAGCCAATGGTTCAATACTTGTACCACTATCACCACCGCGAACAGGCAAATAAAAGTCTTCTGCCATATTTTGAAGGTTAAATCTCAAATTATAATCACCTGTTGTTTCATCAATATATGGAGTTTTTTGCATTTTAGCCATCAATTTTTCCATATATGCATCAATTTCTTGAGGAGGTAAATTACCAACGTCAATCTTGAATATACGTTTTTCTGGTGCTCTCATTACACGGTGAATTAACATTGCGTCTTCCATCAAACTTAATTGTTTCCAGACTCTTCTACCATTTTCAATCATGCTTTTACCATAAGGAAGAAAATTACTATCACTTAACATTCTGAAGTGAGCCATTTGATAATTTTCAATATTTTCTATTTTACCGCCTTCAGGCAAGTTGATTTGGAATTTTACATATGCTTTATTATCCAAATTACTATTTTCAACTCTGGTTACATTATAAGAACTAATTGGTTCAACGAGATAAATACCATATTCAGGAGATATATGTAATTTCAAATAAAAATCTCCATACTTAACTAAATTACGAGTCCATGACCACAAATTAAATTCTATATTAAGAATATCATAAAATAGATTTTCCAAAATTTGTTTAATCTGACCATTTTCCGAATGAATAGTTAAAATAGACCCCAATTCATTTTTTGTAATACACTCATCTGCGTATATGTCCAACGCGGAAGATATAATGGGGTCCATGTCCATTGTATTATGAACAAAACAACTATCTGTTGCAAAATTTTGATATTGTTCGACAGTAATATCATATACTTCTATTTCACCAACATATTCTATAGAAACAATTTTATGATTTAAAGACGATTCAATATTATTTTTAAATTCGCTCCAACTCATATTTTCTTTGCATAACCTATTTTGAACTAATGAATAATCACAATCTATATAATTACACAGTCCTTTTATTGTTAATTTTCCATTTTGTTTGTAATATTCATAAGAATCTTTGATCAAATTATTAATAGTAATATGTCCTTTGTAATTTGGATTGTTTTCAGATGATTGATTTCTGTTTTTAAAACTTTCTTTTAATGAATCCGAGCGAATCTTATTTGATTTTTCCGAATGATTTTTTCTATAAAATGGATTATTTTTTCCTTTACGCTCTCCGTTCCATTTATGGAATTTTCTATTTTTATATCCTTCAGAATTTTTTATTTTTTCTAAAGTTTTTTGTTTGTTTTCTTTTGACCAAATAATTTCATTATTCAATTTTATATGATATTCTTTGTGATCAACATCTTTCATTATTTGTAAATTTTCAGGCAAATTGTTTGTTTTATCAAAATTTTTATGATGTACAATCTCATTATCGTTTAATTTTCTATAAAATTGTTCAGCTATAATTCTGTGTTCAGATTGCCATCCTTTACTAAAGTTGTACAAACATCTATAACCATTATTATAAAAATCTTTTTGATAAAATGGCATTACAGATTCTCCAACAGTCAAGTCTTCTAATTTTTTGTATTCACCATTTCTCATTAAAAAAGGATGTCCCGCACTACCAATTACATATTGTCCGTTATCAAAAACAACTTTCCAAGTTTTTCTAGCACCGCCTTGTTTTTTTCTAGGATGATAAGCCTTTCCCAATTTAATTGAATCCGTTTTATAATCATAAGAAAAAACCAAAAATCTTTCTTGAGGGTTATCTTTATATTTTTCGGCCAATTCCGCTATAGTAGGATATGTTCCGTTTGGTAGAGGTATGATTGTATCAGGTCCAACACAATCATAATCTCTCATCAATTCAATTCTGGATGCTTGATAACTAAGTGAAAAGTCTCTGCTGTATTGATTAAATGCAGAAGTACGTATTCTATTAAATCTATCACGCAATGTATTTCTGTCTGTTGCATACATCGCTTCATCGGTATCAACAACTTTTAATTGTTTACCGCCGATATTTCTAACAATAACATCAGTGCTAAATAGCTTTTTAAGTCTTGCAAATAGCGATCTCTGTTTTAAATTTTGGAATTCCTGTGATGGCATATGTCAATATATTAATAAATAGTTATAATAACCAATTTAAACTCTCCTTTTTAGAATTTGTTTTAGCAGTTTCAAAAGACCATGATTTTCCAGCTTTTTCTTTATGGATAATATTAGCTGTATGAACTTCTTTTTTGTCTCCCGTTCTAGTAATTCCGGATAATAATATTCTATTTACATCCATAGTTTGTTGGCGTAATCTAAGAGCAGTATCTCTAGTCCATAATCCTATGCACATACTTATAATCAAATCATCATTATAACTACGCATTGCTTCTGCTTTACCATTATTCCATATAAACACTGTTAATTCATCTAAAAATCTTGCGGATTTTATTATTAATCCTTTTTCACGCATTAAAGTATCCATTTTTGCTATTGTTAATGGACGAGTTTTTGTGCTATTTGTAAAACCGGGAATCAATTTTTTGTCTTGAGTATTTAATCTATTGGTCATCTGCTGTTCTACATCTACATATTGCATATCGGCACTACTATAAAACAAATTCTGGTAATTTCTATCTATAATTTGTTGTAATACCGCCCATCCATATGATGCATTTTCTACAATTAACAAGGCATTATTATATTCTGTAGCTACAGCAACTAACATATTACCAAAATCTTTTGTTCCTATATTGCCTTTATATTCAGCTACTTGAGACAAAGATTCAGGTTCTATAACTTGAAAGGCACTATAATCATTGCCATCACCACGAGCTACGTCAGCACTTATCAAATAATTCTTACTATAATCAGGTCTATCCCATATCCAAAATGCATGATCACTTCCTCTTATTTCCACTGGTTCCGATACAAGTTTTCTATACTCCTCAATCAAATTCATTTCTATAACTGTATTACCCGATGATAAAAATTCACAATCGCACTCTTGAGCCGCTCTTTTTATACCCAACTCAGCGGTTTGTCTATCTCTCCATTTTTGATCTCTTTCTGGGTGCAAACTCCATCTAAGATTGATAGTATTAAAACTGTTTTTCTTAGCTTC